CACCAGACACCGCAAAGCCCAGCGCAGCCATGGTCGCCGCCATGGCGGCCATGCGGAAGGGCGCAGTGTAGGGGTCACCCGACGCCTGATTGGCCACGCCAACGGCGGCGACAGCCTGTCCTTCGGCGAACTTGGCGGCAATGCGTTGGGCCGAGCTGGCCAACTCCACAGCACGCAGCACTTGCTCGGCAGTCTGCAGCGCGCGGTAGCCGTCCGACTGCTGCTTGAAGAAGCCCTTGGCAGCACCCGCCAGCGAGGCGTAGCTGCCAACCTGGCGCGTTACGAAGGCGTTGTCCAGCTCCGCACGCTGCTTGTCGGTCAGGTTGTCAGCCTCCTTGGCCTTTGCGTAGTCCTCCTGCAGCTTGGCCAAGCGGGCGAACTGCTCCACGAAAGTGCCCAGCGAGGCGCTGGCCTTGTCGAAGCCAGCTGCGAAGTCAGTGCCCAGGTCGCCCTTGAGCAGGTCCTTCATCGCCTCATTGGCGCCGTCCCGCTTTGTCTTGCGGTCCGTCAAGCTGGCCAGCTCGCGCGTGGCCTTGATCTCGGCGTTGATGGCGTCAGCTCGCTCCTGCTCACCTGCAGCGATGGCGCCATCGCGGGCCTCGACCAGGCGAGCCTCGCGAACGTCAGCCAAGGCCTGGGCTAGGGTGATGTTGAGCGTGATCGAGCGCTGGATCGCGGACTCTTCGTCCTGCATGGACTGCACGCGGTCCGTGACGGCCTTGGCGCTCTGCTCAGCGGCTCGCACCTCTTGCTGGTACTGGCGCTCGACCTCCTCGAAGCGGCGCTTGCGGTCGGCCTGAAACTCGCGCTCGGCCTCAGCCTGGCGCCGGGTTTGCTCCACGGCGAAGGGCTGGCGTTGCAGCAGCAACTCCATGGAGCGACCGTACACCTCCGAGGAGATGGCGCCCTTGCGCATCGCGTTGCTCAGCAGGGCGACCTGCTCGCCGTAGTTGGCGGCAAAGCCGTCCTGCTTGGCCGAGAGGTCGTCCACCAAGGCAAGGGCCTTGTTGAGCTCGGCCTGGGCGTCCTTGGCGTCACGCGCAGCCTTGCGGGCTGCATCCTTGTCGGTGTACTTGTCGCGGATCGCGGCCTCATCGGCGGCGATTTTGGTCGGATCGAGCAGGGCGCTGCCAGGGTTGGCCGCGCGGATTTTGTCGATGTTGGAGCGGTACTTGCGGAGGTCCGCCTCCATTTTCTCGGAGGCCGACGCCAGGGCGGCACGCTGCTGCTCGACTTCGCGAACAGCATAGGCGCCTTGCTCTTCGATCTGCCGCTGTGCAGCCTGACGACGCGCGGAGGCGCCTTGCTGGAGGATCTTTGCGTTCAGGTTGGCAACAACGAGCTCTTGATCCCTCTCGGGGCCAGTTTTTGCTGATGATCCGAAAATTCGCTCATTGAACGCCCTCAGCGACTGCATGCTTTGCAGCTTGGCCCGGGCCTCTTCGAGCAGCTTTTCGTCGGTGCGATCACGGCCGATTTCGAGCAGGTAGTTGCCAGCCTCCTTAACCGCTTTTGCCACGCCGTTCCAGGCGGTTTCGATCAGCCCCAGATTGGCGACCACTGACTTGCTGCGGTCGTCAAGAGTCGACGACAGAGTGCTCTGCGCCAGCGCTGCGGCTTCCTCAACTCGGCCTTGCTTCTCGAGCGCCGAGATCTGCTCGTAGATGGAGGCCGTCAGAAAGCGGTACTTCTCGTCCAGCTTCAGGACGGACTCGGCGGGCGCCTTGCCCAAAGACGCGAAGTCGTCGACCAGCTTCTCGGTGGCCACACCGGTGGCTTCGCTGGTGCGGACGATGGCCGCGGCGACGCCTTGCATGCTCTCGCGCGACACCCGGCCGGTTGCGACCAGCTGCGCCAGCACTTCCGCAGCCTTGCCCTGGGTGCCAACCACGCCCGCGATGGAAACAGCCATCCCTTGCAGCTGTCCAGCCGTGACACCTGCTGCGTTGCCCGACAGGATGATCTGCTTGCGGAACTCTTCGCCCTCGCTGGCCCCCTTGAAGTAGGCCACGCCCAGCGCGCCGACGGCGCCAGCCGCCAGGGTGAACGGGTTGATCAGCCCCGCGACGTAGCCGCCCAGGGCCCGGGCGGCAGGGCCGATGCCACCGAAGCTGTCCTTGAGCTGGCCACCTTGCTGCAGCAGCACCGTCAGCGGCGACTGGCCACCGGCCAGGCTGGTGGCGATGTCGGTGAACTGGGCCGGCACCAGGCGCAACGCGGCCGCAGTCTGGGCGGCGGACACGCCGGTGCGCTGCAGGCCTCCTTCCAGATCACGCAGGCGAGCCAGGGCCGGCTCGAACTTGGCGGAGTCCAGGCCCTTCTGGTCGATGCGCAGCTCGAACTTCTCGCTGGCGGTCTTTCCCAGGGTCTCGAAGTTGAAGACCGTGCGCTTGATGGCCGCGGCAATGCGCGACTCTTCCCGATTCAGGCTGTCGGCCGCACGCTTCGCGCCTTCGCCGATGGCGTCCAGGCCCTTGCTGGCGGTCTTGCCGGCGTCGACCACCACCTTGGCGGTTTCGTTGGCGCCCTGCTTGACCTGGTCGAAGCCGGCCTTGGTGCCGCTGCCGTCAACTTCGAAGCCCAGCTGGGCCTTGCGCTTGTCGGTCATCGTGTGAACCTCAGGTGTACTTGACCGCCATCTGCTTGAGGGCGGCGCCTTCGAGGACGCGGATGTCGTCCATCAGCGCGGCGCGCTCGGCTTGTGGAACCTCATGCAGCGCCATGAGCGCCAGCACGGCCGGGTAGTCCAGGCCGGTGTAGCCCGCGAACCCCACGCGCCACTGCGTGCCCAGCTCGGTGAACAGGGTGAAGGCGCGCCAGTTGGCCGGCCACACCTCAACTGGCGGCAGAGCGTAGTCCCCTGGCTCGAATCCGCTGCCGGCCAGCTCCTCGCTGGTCGGCAGCCTCTCGTAGAGGAGCGCCGCCGCCTCCTTCAGTTTCCCAGGTGCCCCTGCGATGACGCGCCGGTAGCTCGCCAGGATGGCATTGGAGACCGCCGGGTACTCGTTCGAGAGTTGTCGGGCCACCTCCAGCGTGACTGGCTCATCCAGGTCCCAGGCCGCCACACAGCCCACCAGCATCTCGGCGTCGGACTTCAGGCCCACCGCCACGGTATCCACCAGGCCGCCGCCTGCAGCGAAGGCGTCTCGGGCTGCGTTCGCCGCGGCGTCAGTGAACTCGGCGAACTGCTCGCGGGTTCGGTACTTGAACGTGACCTGAATGGCGCCCTCGTCTCCGTTGGGCAGTTTGAATTGCACGGTGGCGGGCTGAAAGGTCTCGGGCGTCTTGCCCAGGGTGATCTTGGCTTTCATGTCGGGTCTTTCGCAGGAGAGAAGGGGAAATGCCCGTGCCCAGCCGCGCCGCTCCTGCGAAGAGCGAACGCGGCCGGGTCGGTGCTGGGTGAGGGGGCATCAGCCCCCAGGATCAGGAGGCGTAGCGGGTCAGACGGTTGTTGCCGTTGAACGCGGCGCGGACGCGGTTGATCTGGCCGTCGGTGAAGGCCACGGCTTCGTTGAGGGCCACGGTGCACGGCTGCAGCATGATCGAGCCGCTGCGGGTCAGCACGCGCAGGATGGTGTCGGTCTGCACATCGGTCAGGGACTTCAGCGCGGTGTAGCCAGCCTCGCCGATCGAGTCGGCGTCCAGCTCCAACGTCATCGAGGTGGCGGTGAAGCCGTCGTTCAGCGAGAACTCGACGTCCGACTCGATGTACTTGAAGGTCACCGTTTTGGGGTCGCCACCCGAAGACGAGGCCGACAGCACCTTGGTGATCTGGGTGAAGGCGGTCGCCTTGCGAACCGAACCCACGCCAGAGCCAGTCGGGAAGAAGTTGGTGTTGCTGGTGTCAGCGCCCTCGAGCACGAAGGTGTCGGTGGTCACCGTCTTGATGCGGAAGGCCCGCTTGTTGATGCGGCCCCAGCCGGAGGTGATCTCGACGGTGTCGCCGTTCGAGAAGCCGTGGGCGGCGGAGGTCACCACCGCTTCGGCGGCGTTGGTGACGGCCGTCACGGTGCGGGCGGAGGCGAAGGTCGACGCGATGAAGAACGTCGAACCGGTGGGCACTTGTGCCATGGTGGTTCCTTTCGGGAATGAAAAAAGCCACCCGGTGGGTGGCTGGTTGGTTGCCCGATCGGGCGATGACAGGGAGAGCCGTTACCGGTCCGCCCAGATTGAGAAGTCCTGCTGCGCGCTGCGCGTTTCCGTGTCCTCTTCAAAACCGGCGATCAGGCCGCCTTGAGGCTCAGCCTGGAACGCCGTGGACTGCAGCAGCGCGGCCTCGATCTGCCGCATCAGGGTGTTGGCCTGCTGCCGACTCTCGTGCCACACATTGATCTGCATGTAGGCGCTGACCTTGGCCATTACCTGACCCTCGACGTAGAACGACGGGTCGCCGCCGATCTGCTGGTAGGTCACGTAAGGGCGCAGGGTTCCGGCCGGCGCCACGTCAGGAAAGACGCGGGGGCACAGCGCCCCCAGCTCAGTGAAGAGCTTCGATTCCAGGCTCATGGATCACCTCAGCTTCTGGTCGAGCCGCTTGAAGAGCTCTTCCTTTGCAGCCTCCAGGGCCTGCGGGAACTTGGCCATGGCGGGCCGCACAAAAGGCTTGGCGGCGATCTGCTTGGGCGCGGGGAGCGGCCGGTCCTTGTGGGTGGTGAACCGCTTGGTGTTGGGGTCGAAACTCACCTCGTAGCGCTGCAGGTGACCGAACTCCACCAAGTGACCATGGGGCGCTTTTCGGCGGTTCCAGCTCACGTGATAGGTCACGCGGCCTTCGGCGGAGTTGTCAGGGCTGAAGGCTTGGTAGATCGCGCGCTCGAGGTTGCCCGTCTTGCGCTTGAGCCTGGCCACGTTGCGCTTGACCTCGTCGTACAACACCTGCGCGCCGGCCTGGGCGGCTGGCCGGACGGCCGCCTGGGCTTCAGCCTCCAGTTCGTTGAGCCACTGCATCAGCCCGGTGGTGTCCATGCTGAAGGTGACCGAGTTGTTGCCACCGCTCATCGAACCACCTTGCACACCAGGTCGGTGAACTGCCGCTTGGCCAGGTCAGGAATCACGGCCTCTACCTCGTAAGGCGTGTCGCCAATCAGCACCCGCATGCCGTTGGTCACGTCACTGCGGTAGCGAATGCGGATCGAGGCCTTGACCACCGACACCGCCGCGCCGGCCTTGATCATCTCCAGGCCGTTGAAGTGCCGGACATCAGCCCAGACCCGGGCGAACGTCGACCACCCGGACAAGGGCTGGCCGACTGCGTCCTGGCCAGCCTGGCGAGCCTGGATGGTCACCAGGTTGTTCAGATCGCCTGCGTTCATGATCACCCCAAAGCAGTCAGCGCGGCCTCGCATGCCTCCACGACCTTGGGCACCAGGACATAGGCTCGCCCGGCAGGCGACGGGTGGAAACCATCAAAGCCACCACCAGTCGGAGGCAGGGCCCAGGAGACGTTGGCCGAGTTGAACCACGCGGAAGAAGGCTGCAGAACGACTGAACCATCCCCCAATGTGACCGACCCGTCATGTGGATCGATGAATGCACTGTTGGGGTCAGCCCAAGACAGGAAAGCCGCCTTGAGCGCCTCCTGAAGCGAGTCATGGCCAGCCGTAAATGCGGGAACCCGGTACCAGGTCCCACAGACGATGATGGGAGCAAGCAGAAGGTCTGCCCGGGTCAACGCCCAACATTCCAGAGCAGCTGCCACCTCGGTTGATTGGTTGACGGCGTTGTTCGGTGCGTTAAATCCATGGCCAATGAAAGCCACGTCCGGCGCGAGTGCTGTCAAGTCGTTGTTGGCGAGCACCTTGCGGTAGCTGTAGCGAGAGCCGTTGTCGCGCGAGTAAGAGGTCCCACCGATACCCACATTGATGACGTGAGGGAAGCCGAGCGCCTGAGACACCTTGATCGCAGTGTCATAGTTGGCTGAGCTGACGCTGGGCGACTCTGTGTCTCCGAACGAGTCGGAGGCCCAGAACATGGTCAGATCGCGACGGGGCGGCGCCTCGACAGTGAATCCGTTGTCAAGCGCAACATAGGAAAGCAGATTGGGGCCAAACGTGCCGATTCGGATGTTGCGCTTGCGTGCCGGGCCTGACAGGGCGACAGAGACAAACCGGTTTTGACCGATCGGGTTGCCCATGGCGATCGGAGCCTCGGACAATGGACGACCGTCAATCCAGATGCTCAATCGCTCGTTGACAGCGCCAGTGATAATGGACATATAGCCGATGTCGATGTTGGGGGACGCCGTCACGAACTCGTATGTGGCCCACTTGCCTTGTCGACCGTTCGAACCAAATCCGTTGTCTTGAGATGGGCTTTCGACGACAGCCCACGAGTTCGCACGCGTCGTGTTGCCAGAGCCGTTGACGTAGTTGAGGTTCGGCGCACTGGGGCGAGCGAAAAGCGATGGGTTAGCCAGGATGTTGTAGACGACCGTCTTCCCGCTGATACCCAGGTTGTCCGCGAACGTCGCAGTGGTGATCCCAGCCGGCGCCGCTTGCGACGTCTCGTTGAGCGGCCACCATGTAACGGTGTTGTCCGCCATCGCAGCGGTTGATGAAAAAGCCGGTTCGCTTGCGCCAGTGGTCCCGCCCGTACCCGCGATGATGAGTTGGCCTGTACTGAGGCGGCGCACGTCGGTCTGAACGATCGTCTGGCCCGTTGCCCACAACGTCGCTCGATTCATGGCTTCGCGCACGGCTTTGTTGGCAAGCCGGATGCTGCTCTTACCGAGAGGAATTGATCCGCCCGTAACAGGATCGATGGCAGCCCCCATCCGACTCCGATTGATCAGAGCCGGCGAGGTATCGGCATGGGCGAACTTCCCGGTCGCAAGCAGCAAGACTGAATCGGAGTTGCTCACCTCCCCAATTTGATTCCGCAGCCACATCTGCTGGCTGCCGGTCACGCCGACTTCGAAGAAGCGCTCTTCGGCGCCGATGTAGCGGAGGGTCTTGGGCATGCTGGCCTCTCAAAAAAGACGAAGCCCGCACGTGGCGGGCCTGGGTGGTTCGGGTGAGCGGCTGGTTCAGCCGTACAGCTTGTGTGGCTGCAGCAGGTGCTGCGCGGCCTTCGGTGGCTCGGCAGTTTCGCGGTCGGCGTACAGGGCCCCAACCGTGAGCAGCACCGCGGCCTTGACCAGGTCGTTGATCACGAGCCCGGAGTGCGTCATGCGAGCGGTGGTCTGCGCTTTCTGGTAGTCCTGCTCGGCAGCTTCCAGCGCGATCCCAGCCTCGGTTTCGTCATCGATCAGCGCTGCTGCATCCACGGCAGCGATGTAGGCGGTGGTGGCAGCTGAGAGCTGGCTCGGAACGGCCGCGCGGGCCGTCGTCAGCGCGCCCTGGTCAGCGAACAGGGCTCGCCCCATCCAGCTGGCTGCCAGTTGCTCGGCAGCGTTCAGGTGGGCCTGGATCAGGGTGTTCTCGTCGTCACCCGTGACCCGCAGGTGCAACTTGGCCTCGGCCAGGGTGACGATGCTCATGGTCAGTCGGCCTTCACTTCAGGGGCGCCTGCTTCGGCGGCGGCTTCAGGGGCTGCTTGGGCGGCGGCTTGCTCGGCGGGCTGGGTGACTGCGGCCTCGGCGACCTGGTCGACTGCTTGCTC